ACGGGCCTCCATCTGGATTTCCACATTGCACTAAAGAAACCTGTAAAGGCAAGAACTGTGATATAAGCATACACGCTGAGATGAACGCTATAGCTTTTGCTGCTAAGAGTGGAGTTAGTATAGAAGGTAGCACTATGTATTGCACCATGAGCCCATGCATCAACTGTGCTAAGGTGATATTGAACTCTGGGATTGTGAGGGTGGTATACTTCGAGGAATATCGCTTGAGAGAGGGCATCGAGTTACTTGAGAGAGGAGGAGTGAAAGTTGAGAAGCTCTATAGAGAGTACTTTAGTAAAGACTAGAAAGGGGGAGTTACGGAAGAGTTATAGGAGACTAGAGAATCTACTGTGACGGCGCATTTTATCGTAGAATGGCGAAAGGGAGTGATTGCAATGGCTTGGGATGAGAGATGCTTTAATTTTGACAAGGTGCGTGAGAGGTGTAAAGCGTTATTGGTCGATGGCTGCCCAGAGAATTGTTCTTCAAGAGTGGTTGACCCACTAGAGTATATAGAAATGCTAGAAGCACTTATAGAATACAATAAAGAGGCACCTCAGGTAGTAGCAGACCACCGTAAAGAGATACGTTACATTAGGAGAAAATTTGACCTGCCAGAGTATGAGATAGAAAGGTCTAGTAGGTATGTTGGGTGGAAAGATTGTTATTATGAGGATAAGAAAAGGGGTGAGAGAGGAGGGTCCTCTGAACAAAATTCAAACCCAAGTAAGCCTCGCACTACTGATAACAGACTTGTGGAAACTAAAATGAACTCCATAGAACGAGAAGAATATAATAAGGCTTTACAGGAGTGGGAGTTAGAGCATGGTAAATTGGACAGGCTAGGAAGAGGATTATCTAGAAATAAGGTTGATGAGTACACAGGAAAGCCTATTGAATAGGGCCCTCTTTTTTCTGAGTTTTTCTCAAGAATCTTTGAAAAAACCGTTTACAAATCCTTTAAAGTCTCGTATAATATAATTAACAACAAAAACAAAAAAAAGAGGAGAGATAGGAAATGACAATATTAAATAAAATGAAAGAAATAAAAGAAATAGCTCTAGCAGCAGAGAAAGCACTATTAGAAGTATATGACCAGGCGGGTGAATTATCAGATATAGCTCCAGAGGATTTAGAAGATTACCTAAAGGAATACACCTCAGCAAGTTGGGAAGTAATAGAAGCCATAATCAATTTAGTATATTGGGAGGGGGAATAACAACCTCCTTTTTCTTTTGTGATAATACGTATGAACTATACCACTGCTGCATATAATACTAATAAATAAAAACAAAAGGAGTTGGTGGTATGGTAACCATAAAAGAATTAGCAGAGAGATATAATATGACACCGGCTAAGGCCAGAAGAATTTTAAGGAATAGTAAAATCAAGAAAAAGAAACACCATTGGAAGTGGAGGCCAGGGACTAAAGGTCTTCAAGAAGTGGAAGATATACTTAAACAATATCAAGATTATATTAAATAAAAATTTATATAAAAATTTATATAAAAAACCGTTTACAAATTTAATGGTTGTGGTATAATAAATATGACAAGGTATGGATATTTATATACCTAATCTCTCCTTAATGGTCCAGATTGCTAGGGTTTAACTTTAGTATCTGGGCCTTTTTATAATCAAGATTATATTATTTTGGAGAGGAATTAATGAAAATATAAGGGGGGTGGATATAAACAATATGGCCAAAAAGAAAAAATATGATGAAGCAGTCAAGAAATATACTTCAGCACAATTAAGGAAGGCCAAGGCTACAGCCAAAAAATATTATAAGGATAACAATGGAGAAGTCAGTGTCAAGGTATTAGCCAGAAAGGCTAAGGTTCCACAAGGTTATATAAGAAAGTGGATGAAAGAGGAGGACTGGGGTGAAGGGCTAAAGGAAGACCCAGAGGACTTAGTTCAACTAACTGATGAAACCAAAAAAGTTCTACGTACTGGGGCAGAGGAGTTTGGTCTTACTGAGCAAGAGGAGTTATTCTGCTATCATTATATGAAGACATTTAATGCAACTACTTCGGCCATTAAGGCTGGATATTCCCCCTCTTATGCACATAATAAAGGCTACCTATTATTAAAGGATGAAAGAATTAAAGGCTTTCTAAACCATGTGAAGGAGCAACGCAACAAGGAATTGTTTCTAGACCCACTGAGGATAATACAGGAATATATGAAAATAGCCTTTGCTGATATAACAGACTTTGTAAAATTTGGACCTGGAGGGGTAGTAGCCAAGCCTTCTAATACTGTAGATGGTCAAGTAATTGTGAAGGTTAAGGAAGGTCGAGATGGATTCTCTATTGAGTTAGCTGATAAAATGAAAGCACTGGAGAAGCTAGAACAATATACAGGAGTTATGCCATCAGACTGGAGACAGGTGGTATCTGAACAAAAACTTGAATTATTGCAGCAGAGAATTGAACTAGAAAGACTGAGATTAGAAGGTGATGAGGAAGAACTTAAGAAATTGGATAAACTGATTGAAGCGATTGATAATGAAGCTAAGTCCTAAGGAGGTGGTCTCATGCAACTGAGTCCGAAGCAGAAGGAATTTTGGAATAATTGCAATGCTAGATGGAATATTAAGTCGGGGGCCACCCGTTCCGGCAAGACTTATTTAGACTATTATATTATACCAAAAAGGATAAGAGCTACTAAGGATAGAGGTTTAATTGTGATATTAGGAAACACTAAAGGAACTATTGAAAGAAACATTCTGGAACCAATGAGGAATATATATGGTACAAAATTAGTAGGGAATATCTCTAGTGATAATACAGTTAGACTATTTGGGAAGAAGGTCTATGCTTTAGGAGCTGATAAGAAGAACCGAGTAGAGGTAATACAAGGAGCTGGAATTGAATATTGTTATGGTGATGAGGTTACTACCTGGAGTGAAGAAGTTTTTCAAATGCTTAAGTCTAGACTGGATAAACCTAATAGCTGCTTCGATGGTACTTGTAACCCAGATAACCCAAACCATTGGTTCAAACAGTTTCTAGATAGCGATGCTGATATATTTCACCAACATTATACAATTGATGATAACCCTTTTCTAGATCCATACTTTGTGGAGCAATTAAAGAAAGAGTATTATGGTACAATTTACTACGATAGATTTATCTTAGGTAAATGGACCAGAGCAGAAGGTACTATCTATAAATTATTTGCTAATAAACCAGAAAAATATGAAATTAGTAATGCTCGAAATATTCTATTCCAGGAAATAACTGTAGGGGTAGACTTTGGGGGTAACAAATCCAAACACACTTTTGTGGCTACTGGAATAACCCCAAAATATCAAGAGGCTATAGTGCTGGTATCAGAAAGACATGATGCAGATGTAGACCCAGAAGAACTGGGGCAGCTGTTTATAGAGTTTATACAGAGAGTTATAGCTCTTTATGGTAGAGTTGATTATGTTTACCCAGATAGTGCAGAACAAGTCCTTATACGAGGCCTTAAGACGGTCCTACTAAAAGCTGGATTAGAGAATATAATAGTAAGAGATGCTAAGAAGTCTTCAATTGTGGATAGAATAAGGTTGGTATCTTCACTAATAGCACAAGAGAGATTCTTTTATACACCAGAAGCTCATACAGTTAGAGATGCACTAGTTGAGGCTGTATGGGATGAGAGAAAGAATGAAACTGTTAGACTGGATGATGGAACAAGTGATATAGACACATTAGATGCTTTAGAATATTCAATTGAACGAGATGCTCGAAGGTTTATGATTATGGGGTAAGAAGGTGATAGCACATTGTTTAGAAAGTTATTAGAAAGTATAAGACAGGTGGTGAGAAGAATATTTCCTAAGAAAAGCATACAAGAAGCAATGAGAATTGACATCCCAATTAGTGATGCCATGACAGAAGCCATAGAGCTGTGGGGAGGTATGTATGAAAACAAATCCCCCTGGCTAGATGAGAAGACCCACTCTTTAAACCTTGCTTCTGCTATAGCCAGTGAGTTAGCCAGACTTACAACTTTGGAATTAAAGTCTGAGATAACTGGAGGTCAAAGTGAAGATGGTAAGGTTATTAACAATGAACGGGCTGAGTTCTTAAATACTCAGTATCAAAAAGTAATTCATGATATTAGAAGAGAAGTGGAATATGCAGCAGCTAAGGGTGGGTTAGTATTTAAACCTTATATAGATGAGGATAATATTGCAGTTGATTATGTGCAAGCTGATGCCTTTTTCCCTGTGAGATTCGACTCAGCTGGGAATATAATAGCTATCATATTCACTGAGAGGATAAAAGATGGTAAAAAGGTATATACTCGTCTGGAGTACCATGATTTAAGACCTGAAGGGTATTATATCGCTAATACTGCATATGTCAATGAGACAGGAGATGAAACTTTAGGAGTTCAAATTCCTTTAACTGCAGTAGATGCTTGGGCCAATTTACAACCAGAAGCACTTTTAACTAAAGTGAAGAAGCCTTTATTTGCTTACCTTAAAATGCCCATGGCTAATACAATAGATACTAAGAGTCCTTTAGGGGTATCAGTATATGCTAGAGCTACAGACTTAATGGAACAAGCTGATAAGCAATATTCTAGAATATTGTGGGAATATGAAGGCTCTGAATTAGCACTCAATGTGGCTGCAGACCTATTCAAGGTTGATGGAGACTTACCTGAAGGGAAGGAAAGGCTTTATAGAAAACTAGACACCGATGCAGAGGACTTCTACCAGGAATGGGCCCCACAAATTAGAGATGAATCCCTATTTAATGGGTTAAATAAGTTACTACAGAGGATTGAATTTGCCTGTGGATTAGCCTATGGGACCTTATCAGATGTTCAACTTGTGGATAAGACAGCGGAGGAAATTAGGTCAAGTAAACAAAGGTCTTATTCTACTGTTGTGGATATACAGAAGAACCTAGAAAACTCATTAATACAACTCATATATGCTATGGATATTTGGACCACCATTGGGAAGTTGGCTCCAAAGGGTAGCTATGAAGTATCCTTTGAGTTTGATGATTCGCTAGTAGTAGATGCTCAAGCTGAACAGGCTATATTGCTTCAAGAGGTAGCAGCTGGACTAATTAAACCTGAAATGTATTTAATGAGAAGATATGGAGTTACAGAAGAACAAGCGAGGGAAATGCTGCCTTCTATGAATGAGCCTGATGAATTTGATGGGTTTGAGTAGGTGATTAGATGAACACTAGAGAGCTAAAACCATGGGAAGTCATTGAGTACTACTGGGGGGCAGTAGTTAAACATAGAAAAGGCAATATTAGCAAGATATTTCTAAAGCCAGATGGCACGGAAATTGACTGTACAAACTTAAATGTTATAGTACATGAAAATGGAATTGAATTCGTAAAGGGTGATTAAATGTTAACACCTCAATACTTACAGGAACAACCACAACATATTGTGGATATATTTCTTAAGCTTGAAGAAGATATTATAGCGGATATTGCTGGAAGAATATCCCAGAACTTGAAACTAACTGAGACAGCAGAGTATCAGATTGAAATGCTTTATAGAATGGGTTATAATATAGATGACATAGAAGCACAGATAGCAAAGACCTTAAAATTAACTGAGAAAGAGCTTGATAAAATACTAAATGATGCAGCTCAAACCTCCTATGAAAATGATAGAGCTATATATAAAAAAGGAGGAAAGATTCTTCCAGAACTAAATAAAAACCCCAAAATGGTGGACTTTATCCAGGCAACAGTAACTCAAACTAAGGGCAGTTTAAGGAACTTATCTAATATGATGGGTTTTATGGATGGGGGAGTATTAAAGCCTATAGGAACCTTCTACAGAGACTCTGTGGATTATGCAGTATTCCAATTAGCCAGTGGGGCTTTTGACCACAATACCATATTAAAACGCACAGTTAAGAAGTTAGGAGATAGTGGCTTAAGAACTGTAGACTATGCTAGTGGAAGAAAGTATCATATTGAATCTGCTGTTAGAATGAATATATTAACTGCTATGACTCAAATAACAGGGTATATGAGTTTGGCTAATGCAGACCTAGTAGGTCAGGATTTGATGGAAATAACCGCACATATGGGAGCTAGGCCAAGTCACGCTGAGTGGCAAGGTCAAATAGTTTCTAGAAGTAGCAGACCTGGGTATTTGTCCTTAGAGGATATAGGCTATGATACTGTGGAAGGGTTTAAGGGGGCTAACTGTAGGCATGATTGGTTTCCCTTCTTTGAAGGAATATCAGAACCCACTTATACTAAGGAACAATTAGAAAATATAGACCCCCCTGATTTTGAATATGAGGGTCGAACTTATACAGCATATGAGGCAAGTCAGAAACAACGTCAAATTGAAAGGAGGATGAGGGGTACCAAAAGAGAGATAATAGCCTATGAGGCTGCAGGATTAGAAGATGACTTTAAAGCTGCAAGCATAAAATTAAGAAGGCAAAGGGAATTATATGAGCAATTCAGCGATGCTGCTGGGCTGAGGGCGAAACATGAGAGACATGCAACTTATGGGTATGGCCGGAGCGAAAGCACGAAAGCTGTGTGGGCTAGGAGGTGACAAAGTGACTAAGTATAGGAAGAAACCTATTATAATTGACGCTTTTAAATGGACTGGGGATATAAATCAAGTAGAGGACCCAGAATGGATAGTTGAAGCTATTGAAAAGGGTTTAGTTTGGTTTAATGACAAAGGCACAAAAAATGTAACCATGGAAATAAAAACATTAGAAGGCAACCATATAGCTAATAG